TTGACAGGTAGAAAGCCTGCCAGGAATAGACGATCGATGGATGAGCCTTGTACCAAAAAGGCTAAATCTCCATCTCTATCGTAGGTGCGCAGGATGAGGTTCTCACTCCTCGACCAGCGCACCTCGATATTTTCGCCCACGTCAGCGAATTCCTTGAATGTGTTAAGGCCATTCCACGGTAAATCTAATAAACGAGCTACAGCTATTTCGGCGCTGTATGCCATCGTCATTTCCCACTTACGTTCGTGATCTGATTTCCAGGGAACGGCTCGTGTATGTGGTCTATCTGTTTTATTTTGATCTATCGACCAGCGGATAAATTCATCGGCGGCGTCTCGAGCTAGATCTTGATCTTGGCTGGACAGCTTTAGCGGCCTCATCCTTCTCTCTCTTTAGGTATCTATGAACGTCGTTAATTGTCTGTATAGACACATCCAGGGCGAAAAACCACCGACAACACTCGCAATATCGCCACGGTTTATCGCCTCGGATGCGGATCTGTAGGTCATCGAACGTTAGCTCTTTTTCCAGGGCTTACCGTCCATTGATAAAGGCGTACAGGCCTCGCTATATGGCTTACGCTGGCAGAAAAGGCCTTCATATGGCTTACCTGTATTACTTGTACCACTGCGGTAAATGCGGCAGTCAAAAGAACCGAATTTACAGTGGGCTTCTCCTCCAGGTGGTATCACTACTGGAGCAGGATCATTAGGCCGCTGCTCTTGTAAGAATTCTGCTAGAGCTGGACTTTCGGTTTCGACAGGTTTTAACGGTGGCACAGCTCGCAAGGTTGGCGCGACAGGTGCTACCTCGCTTGCTGTACCAGGATTGCTATCAGCGCCCCATAAATCGAGAGCTACTCCAAAACGCATAGCGGCATTTTTAATAGCATCACTGATAGCAGTCTTTACCGCGTCGGCTCCTTTTTGATGCGGCTCGGAGGCTCCATAACCGATTCGCGTTACGCCGCAGATTGTCAGCTTGATCCATAGACCGTTATGGTCGTCGAGTATCGGCATCCCAGTTTCACCAATCGCCATCGGTTGCCAATACCAGGTCGGATCTACTGATATCAAGCGGTCGGTGACTACCGCGTGATTAATAAAGTTATACGATCGAGCGCCTACGACCTTTTTCTCGACTAAATCATCCTTAAATGAAGCGCGTAGAGCTTTAGCTTGTTTTTCGTCCATTACTCGATCTCTTTTCGTCTCTGTGATTCAACATAATTATTGAGCCAGGGAAGCGACGTTAAACGATGCTCACGCATCGCATCGAGCACAACCTCACGTCCATCGGCAGCGAAGCGAGTAGAGACGTATGCTGGCTTTTGTTCAAGTCCGACGAAAGATAAGACCTCGCCTGTCAATGTGCTAAAGATCTGATTTTCGTGAGTGATAGCAAGAGTTTCGATAAATTTCTTTCGAAATGAGTCGCGTACTTTTGTCTCAGTCTCAGTCGAGAAATTCTCTAATACCCAGGTCAGAAGCGCCTTCTCATCGGTTATTACAAAAGCCATATCTCTCGATACAAGAGTTATCTTCGCGACCTCTTGATTATCGACGACAGCTTTCGTCATATCAGCGCCCACATTAGTCAGCTCATCTTTCGCCAATTCGCGTAGATGATTTGTGGCCTCGGTTACTGCGTCTTTTATGACGGTAAGAGCGGCTAATTCAGCTGCGATTTCTTTAAGATTCATCGGATCCACCGATACCAATATGTCGCTAAACACCTTAAACAGATATCGAATTTATTGCATTTCTCGTAAAAATAATGCGTAATGCCGAAACGTTGAATTTGCGGTATCTTTTCTATACCGCAACAGCTTTCATTTTCGTAAAGAATATGAATACGATCACTTACACCGATTCGAGCTAGTTTTAGAGCATCGTCAGGCATATTCGCCGCTAAATATGAATAATTTTCTCGAGCCTCAGCCACAAGACTAGAAGGCGTTACAGTGGCGCTTTTCATCGCGCACCTACTAAATCTCCAATAGGTTTTATATCGCTATCGTTATCGATTGCGTATATTGCACCGCTTGGATGAAGTGATGGAGCAGCTACGACATAGCCGTTCCACTTGATATCGATACCTTCCCTAAACTTTCCTGGAAAAGTCATCGATTGATCTGCTGAGTAGTAATAATGGAAGCCATTACCAGTACGAATTCGACGAGTCTCAGGTAGGCCATCGATAGTTCCACCGTTGCGTAGATCTACATCGAGCACTACAAGATTAGATGCGCGGCAGGCAATTCCGATATTGATTTCAGGTTCAAGATGAAACCATTTCTCGATGATTTCGTAGTTATCCGTAGCGCTATAGAGGCCTCGAGGTGCAAGGCGCTTATGAGGCTGTTTAGCCTGGATGCCTAACGGCAATATATGAAAGCCAAGAAGTGAATAGCTAATCGCGTAATTTTTAATCGTCATTAGATTCTCTCATTTCTAAGAGATGGATGACGACGTGCAGCTACGCGACCAGCTTTGAAACCGCGACTATGGCCGACAATATGGCCGTACCAATATCCGATAGTGAAAAGTCCGACGCACATTAAGTAAATAATCACGTCTGTATTGCGTTGAATGAAATCAATCATTTTCTTGTCCCTTGTCGAGAGGGTTAAGGGAGCTTCTCGACAGGGATAAAGGTACACCTGGCCGCCGACGCCACAATAGACGACACGCCGTAACCCTAAAGGCTGGCTACAAGGTCTTTATAGTCTTGTCCGTTTATGTACGCTTGAAAGGCCTTCTCATCGTGATCGTAATACTCCCTGGAATTGACCCTGGCGTAATGATCGTCCATCGGAGCTTTACGAGCTAAGGGATGCATATGCTCGATGACGATATCGTGGCTGTATTGAAGGTTCCCTAAATCTGTCCCTAGAACCTTCCAAAAATTATCAGCGTATAGATGCTTAAGAGTTCCTGGAACCATTCCTTTCAGCTGTTCGCAGATACCTCGAGTCATCAGGCAGGATGTAGGAACGTTAGCGCCTTGTAAAAGATCATTACCGTATGCGATGCCGTTACGACCAAGAGGTAACAGTAGGCGCAATAAATAATCCCAGTAGGGAGTACGCGGAACGTTATCGTCACCTAGAAAACCAAAATAATCGTAACGATCATATTTAGAGTCATCGAGTAGTGTCATCACGCCCATATTAAGAGCTGCTACGCAACCAGTCGCGGTATGGTAATTAATAAGGATATTTATACCATCGATCTTTTCATAATCGCGTAAGGCCCAGTCATCTGTATCGCATACGAAATAGAGATCTGCTACAGCTTTCGTATCCTCCCAGGCTTTAAGAAGCCTTGCGGCGTTTTGTGGCCTTCCCCTGGTCGGTACAACGAATACACTTTTTAACATCTTGTCCCCTTTGATCGTGCTCTTTTAAGTGTTCGAAAACCATTCGACGCAGCTCTCGAAGATCGCTTAAGACCTCCTCGGCGAAACCGTTAGAGACTGGCCTTGAATTTTTTTCAGCTCGAGCAGCGAATATAGCCGATACCCCTGATATGGTGGCTGCGGCTATTACGCCTAGCTGTATTAAAAGGCTATCCACGTCCGAGAGGATCCTTAGGATTGAGAAAACGTAAAATCGGAGGTAATACGGCGGCTAAAGCGGCGCTCGATAAACCTTTAGCGGTTAGATCTCCAGTAGCAAGATAGTAAGCAATAGCGGCAGCGGCAGCCGAACGGCTCCAGGATGCAGCTAATTCTTTAGCTGTTTTAAGCTGTTTATTCTGTTTTTTCGCCTTCATCATTCTCCAATTCTAAACCTCGGATTAATGTCTCAACTTGGACAGGATTTAACGCGATTTCAAAATGCATCTCGTCTTTTCTTGTCCGATAGTCGCCGCCCCATTTTAGTCCATATTTACGACATAAACGACGAATAGTGGCAGCTTGTTCGGCTGTAAAGGTATTAACAGCGCCTAAAGGATGCTTTGTCGCATTTAGATCTATAGCTGTACCGCTGGAGTGATTAGAAACGACAGTATTAGATCCGCGAACTTTACGGTAGGCGTAACCCCAGTCGTCGAGGGTTCCTTTACCGATAGGTTCGACCTGTTTATGAAATTCAGCTGCGAAAGCGATTAGTAATGGCGCTACAGGTTTAGCGACTCGTAATTTTAGATCTGTACCTGGGACTGGTTTTCTAACGATATCGATAGCCTCGGCATCGGCAGACGCAGGCCATCCATTAGCGCTCTTTTCCATAACGCGTATCTAAGCATAAAGCGATTAAATTGACGTCCATCCACGAATAGATCCACCATCGATCGGACACTTAAAAGCTAAGTGTTTTCCGTCGAGGATCCATTGACGATGAGCTGCATTAATCGCGGCCCAGTCGATAGCGTGAGGATCCATAAAACAATCCTAGAACTTTCTTGGGGGATTGTGCCTAGGCGGTTTGCTTGCCTAGGCTTAATCCTTCAGGAATTGGCTTTGAATATTCCCATTTTTCAATATAGGCGCCTTTACCGTCTGAGTCATCGACTAGCACAATTCCAAGTTGCTTAAAATTATCAGTCGGACTAATTTCTGAATATGCTTCAATAATTTTTTCCCAAAGTTCCATATTAAGCCCCTAAATAAGTTACTGAAAATTGACTTTCATACACACCGCCATTGTTCATTATGACACTCAGACTAGCTCCCGAACTTTGATAAGTGCATAATTCAATATAGTCAGCCACCGCCAAATTTATGACATCAGATATTGATATACTTATAAATGCACCTGAACCAAAATTGCCGTAGGACTGTTGATTTACTTTTGTGCCATTCTTTTTTAATATAAGAAATCTCTCGCCAGTGCCATTTTTAGCAAAAGTTAAATTCGCAGTAAATAAATAATAACCCGCTTTTCCACTTGGAATCGTGACTCTTGAAGTGTTGGTTGTTGTGCTATGGAAATTGTCAGTATCGTATGTTTCGGCACTCCAAGTTAATGCAACCTCTGTATTATTTGCGATACTTTGATCAACAGTATTGTATAAACGAACACCTGCGAAACTTGAACTAGCGGTAGCTGCAGCCCATTTTAATCCTGTTGCAGTTGTGGAATCGGCAGTCAAAACCTGTGTATTGCTACCGACCGCCAATTCGCTTACAGTTCCCGAACCAGTACCAACCAGCAATCCACCTTTTGCGGTTGTATTAAGTTTTAAATCCGCAGTTCCACTTGTTACGCCACCTGTCAGACCTGAGGTAGCTCCTGTAGTAATTCCAGTAATGTCTCCAGTAGCAGCACTGGCATATTCGAACCATATCGCCGACGATGCGGAAACAAAATACAGTACGCCGCCTTCATACTGATTTACCGCTAAAGTCGCAGAGGTATTTACCGTAGCTGTACCAGCTGTAATTGTTACGACGCCTGCGCCTGTATTTTGAATATAGACAGTATCTCCAGCATCGAATAAACCAGTATTTACCGTACAGGTGACGGATCCTGAGGTATTAAATTCGATACGAGTACCTTTATCCGCAGCTACTAAAACGTAACTAGCAGTCTTAGCGCTAACCGTCTGATTAAAATCGTTAGTCTGTAGCGAATTGACTTGGGCTGCGGTAAGTACCTGCCCTGTCGTAAAGGTCTGTTTAGCCATTTTTCTCCTTAATAAGCGAGGGAATCCTCATTCAAAAGGCCATCTACGCTCGAGTCTAGCACGAAACCACTAGCGAACGGTTGCGCCGTCGTAAAGGTAGTAAAAAACGTATTCGGCGTTATGTCATAAGCCAAGCCTGTAATAACAGTATCCGACGTGGCATTTCCACTAGGTAAAGTCTGAATGACTCTAATTGGGTCGAACATATCGAGATCTAAAGCGGCGACGATACGAGTCGGATAGGCGCTATCGGAAGCATCGATGGTAAGGCTCTCCATTCTTAGATCTGCGCCTACCTCCTTACGACTAGCGATCACCATTAGAGCTTGATCTAAACTATCGGTATCTGTCTGCGCGATAGTGCTGCGACTTCGACTGTGTAAAAAGTAAGTGTCAATACTGGTCGTATCCGTAGCAGTCTGCGCCGTTCCACCTGTACGAGTAACAGTACAGCTATTAATAAGACCAAAATCTGAAAGATCAAAAGAGACTGCCTGGTAAGTGACCGTCCCTACTGCACCGCTATCGCTAAAGGTCGTATATGCGCCACCTGATCTCGAGATGATATCGGCTCTGGAGAGAAATGTGGCGTAGCCCTGTTGGTTTATGTAAAAGGCTCCAAGTTCGGTAGTTTCGACGCTCTGACAGGCTGCTAGGGCCGTTCTAGTGGTACCTGTATCAGCTTGTACGGTTGTCGTTGCGGTGGTCGATATGGATCTCATACCTATAGGCCAGTCGGCAGCGTCCAGGATGCTCGTGACTCTCTGCGCCGTCGTCTGTCCAGCCGTACCGCCTGTCACAGTAGAAATCGAGGCTAGATTGAGAAGCTGAAAGCCATCAACGCAATTAAGATCTACATAAGCAGGATCGAATCCTGTCGGAGATTGATATTTCCAAGATTGAACGTACATAGATCCGAGCGCATATTCCGTACCTGCATAAGAAGCCGTAAAACGAATCTTACGCATCGGTAAAATCTTGCCATAAAGAGCGCCGCTCGTATTAGCTGGATTAAATAGACCAGTACGATCGATAAGGCGAACGGCCGCCGTACCAGCTGTAAAACTATCTAAGGTTCGATTATATGCTCGCTTAATTGAGGCTTTTAATACATATTGGGTTACATCGACGATTTCACTGGCGGCAGTACCTAATATGGCTATATCAAGAGGCGTTGAAGGATCGTCGAGTACGAGCGCTGGATCGAAAGTAGCGCCGTTAGAAAAGTCGATGGTGCATTTGAACGTCGCCGACATATTAAACCGCTATGAGTATCGGATTACCTGTTCGCTGCGTTTCATAGACCGCATCGGTTACAGCTGAAACTAAATCCTGTTGAGATAGTAATGAACCCTCAACCGTCACATTTACGATTACTGTTGGAGATGCGGCTTGTGCTCCTATACCAAAATCAACCGTATCGCCGACTCGTTTAGATAGATTACTAATGGCTGGATTAGCAGCTACCGCCGCTGGAGTGACTACAGGATTTAATAGGGCAGTATCTATCGTATCTAATGTATCTCCGACTCGTTTAGCGATATTACTTATTGCTGGATTAGGCCCTAGTGAGGTAGCCGCTGGAGATTGAATAGATCCAAAAAAAGCCTCATCAATAGCATCGAGAGTATCGCCCACTCTTTTACCTATATTAGTAATAGCTGGATTAGGCCCTGTTATGGTAGGCGTGGTTCCCTTACTGGTTATTGTTGTACCGCCTATACCTGTAGTCGTACCTAAGCCACCAGTATTAACGCCGATATTTACAGAATACTTACCTTCGATTAATGATTTTAATCTCGATATGACGCTATCGAGATTGTCTGTAAATTTAATATCAGGTTTCATCGCCGCTAGAGCATCGATGGCAGCCTTGCTATTAGCGAATCCTGCCGTAGTAAGTAATTGAAGCATTTTCTCAAGGTTCATCGCATCGTCATAACGACCCTGCGTTGCGGCTTGGAGCGTCTTTATTGCTTCCTCGTCGTTTTGATAATCACTTATTTTTAAGGCTGAAAGTTGTAATACTCTTTCACGATCGGAGGCTGAGATATTACGGCGTAATGCTGCCTGTAGATTTATAGCATCAATATCAAAACGGAACTGAATAGCCGATTTTAGGCGCTCGATTTCAGCTGTACGCTTCTTTTCCGCCTGAGCTTGTTTCTCTCTTTTTATACGATCCGCTTCAATTTTTGCAGCTCTCCTAGCCGCTTCTTGTTCGGCTTTTTTCCGCTCACGTTCAATCTTGTCATAAAAATCAAGCGCACCAGTCACACTCATCCCCATAGAGAATGATTTAGGTGCTGTTTTTACTTCATCGCCTAAACCACGAATGACATCATTTAGGAGGCCATACGGATTAGTAAAGCTTAATAAATTAATATCATCGATGATACTTTTAAATTTTGATACGTCTAATTCTTTTATGATGCGGATTAATTCGCCAGTTCCTACTATTGCGTCGCCGATTTCTTTACCAAGTTTATCTATAGCGCTAGTCGTACCGCCGACGCCTTGATCGCCTGATACACGTTCTAGCGCCGTTATTAAATCTCTACCTATAGTCTCTTTGAAATTCTCAAAAGAAACATTAAGTAAATCTAATTTACCTTGATATGTTTCAAGTCGCGCCGCATTTTGTCCACTAAATCTTTCATTTAATAATTTTTGTATTTCTGCGAATGATTTACCTTTAAGTTCGGCATCGGTTAAACCTAAACTATATTTCTTTAAACCTTTAGTGCTGCCTACATATGCTCGACTTAAATCGCTGGCCGCCGTAACTAGATCTACACTACCGTCGGCAGATAAATCTAATGCTAATTTTAATAATTCTTGTGATTTAGTTACCGATCCTGTCGTCTGTATTAATTTTTGAAACGCAGGTCTTAAAGTGTCGTCGGTAACTCCACTGGTTTTCTCAAGATCTGAGATAAATTTTTTTACTCGTGCATCCTCGAAAGCTAGACCTAAATTGCCGATAGTACGAGTAAGACTTTTAGCAGCCTTTTCGTCGGCGATAAAAGCCTTCACAGAGTCTTTTGCGAATTTTGCTAATGCGGCTGCACCGAAAACGGTACCTAATTTCTTACCTAAAGCGGCTATAGCCTTTTCGCTACCCTTAGCGTTTTTCTGTAGATCCTTAAAACCCTTATCTTTGAGTTTCGTTACTAGATCTACTGCTACCTCTGTACGCGGAGCCATTAGATAGACCTCGTAAATAGGCGCATACGCTCGGCTACTACTTTCTGTACCTCTGTGCGCACACTATCCCCCATAATCGCCTCGGCTCTAAAAAGGATACGTCCATTTTTACTATCGCCTGTTAATGGGGATATTTTAGTCATTAAATTTCTAAAGTCATCTTGCGCGTTAGGATTTCGAGAAACGCTTTTTGTGCGTTTCCTTGAGGCCTCAGATCCGCGACCTGATAGTTCATATATTGCTCCAGCTGGTGCGCTATTGACTACCGATAGAGCTGCGGTTGCGACCTTATTATAACCGAAAGGAACTTTATTACGAGTAGTGCGTTTAATCTTAATTCCTTTAATAACTGCCGCTGGTTGCCACGTCCATCGAAGGGGATCGCGTGATCGATGATATTTATCATTTATCCAGGATGCCGAGGTATAAGTAGGAGGCGTCGGTCTAAAGATGTATTTACCTGTGTTATTGACTACTTGTGAAGGTACGAATGTCTTAGCTTTTGCAGCTAAAGGCCGAGCGGCTGCGGTCAGCGCCTTACTAAAATCTTTTCGTAATTTCGGATCTAATTCCTTTAGCGCTTTTTGTAATTTATCAAAATCAGGAACGAAAACGGATTTAGCCACTTTTACCTCCTCCGCGGCGCCATCGCCTTTCGGCTTTGTGCCTGTTCCTGCAGGATAAATTTTATCGCTGCATATACGGCAGGGTCGCACTCAAGTAAATCGTTAGGAGATATACCTGTAGCTACCGACACGGCTGCGACCTCCCATATGTCGCCGCGTCGGTCTATCCATTTTTTGGATCAATGACGAAATCTACATCCTTATAAGAATTTAGAAATCCGTCATCAAGAGGCCCTGATATCTCGCCTTTAGCCGTCATCAAGTAATGCGCGAACCACCATAGGTCGGACTCACGCTGTTCATCGATGAGGCGCTTACGCCATCCGACTTTAAAATGACTTTCAAAAGCCACCTTAGCCGCTGGCGTAAGCTCGTAATCAACCTCTTTATTATCTTTTTTTGTTACTCGGATTAATTGCATAGCCATTTATTGCCCCCTATGAATTGGATCAGGTTGTAGTTTTTGTTAGAGCTGTTACTGGAAGCGTGATTGAAGCAGTTGCAGGCCCATCAAGAGTTCCGTTAATGGGCTGCCACTGAGCGACCAAAACTGACATCGAGTAGCGAGGATTTGTCGCGCTGACGGTTCCTGATACTGGAATGAGTTGCATCGCTAACTTTGTACCTAGTGCATTTTCAAAAATTGAATTTACTGAGGATGCTGCGAAATCGTTATACAGTTCGAGCGTAACACTTGGTCGTTCAATTCCACCTACAAGGTTTTGGACGGTGTCTGTCATCGCTGTAATTTCCACGGCGTCCACCTCACGAGAAAGACTGACCGCGCTAACGAAAGTAGTGATGGTTGTCGTTCCAGCGACTACCGCCACTTGATTACCCATAAAGATCGCCATTT